GACAAAGTTAGAACCAATCTCAACAACGGGCCAACAAATAAAACACTGCGCAGCAGCTTCGTAAATAACACTGCTACTGTCAACACCAAAGACCTGGGCAACATTCCAAGTCGTCAAAGTCTCAGTGAAATACTTAGACCACGTGCTGACAACGGCGACCAAGGTGGATTTTTACCACCTGGCACCTAACCTGGTCTACACATGCAACAATTCTTTTACGATGAACAAATACGCAGATTCTTACTGCAATTTACCAGAATCTTTTCTGGATTCCAGATTGAGTATGGCAACGAAACTGACGGAGTAAATGCTGCCGCCTTGATACGTGTGCCTGTGCGCTATGGTGATGCCAGTCGCAATGCGCAAACCATCATACAAGAAAACAGTCGCAACAGTTTGCCTTCCACTCCCTTGATGACATTTTACATCACTGGATTAGACTATGAGCAAAGTCGCATGCAGGATCCTTACTTTGTGAGCAGAATAAATGTGCGTCAACGCACCTATGATCCCAGTACAGAAACCTACGAAACCACACAAGGCAATGCATTCAGCATTGAACGCTTGATGCCTGTGCCGTTCAAACTCACAATCAACCTGGACATCTGGACCAGTAATACCAATCAGAAGTTGCAGTTGTTGGAACAAGTGCTGACCTTGTTCAATCCCAGTTTGGAGATACAAAGCACAGACAACTACATTGACTGGACCAGTTTGAGTGTGATGTATCTAGATCGCACTCAATGGAGCAGTCGTAGCATACCCATTGGCACAGACAATCCCATAGATGTTGCCACCTTGACATTCAGCATGCCCATCTGGATTTCGCCACCTGCCAAAGTGTTGAAACTGGGTGTGATTGAACGTGTGATTGCGTCGATGTATGACGCACAAGGCGACCTAAACAATGCCATTGACAATGAAGACCTGTTGATGGGCACCAGACAAGTTATTACACCGTTTAACTGGGCCACTGTGTTGATTGGCAACAAACTGCAATGTTTGCAACAACAATATCTAGCACAAGAGCCCAGCAATGACAGCGTTGCACCTCCTGAAATTGTGCCTGACTCTAACCTGTTGTGGCCAGCAGTGATTGACCTGTACGGATCACTGCGTCCTGGTATCAGCCAAATTAGACTGATACAACCAGACGAGACCGAAGTTGTGGGCACTGTTGCGCTGGATCCCAACGATGACCGATTCTTGTTATTTGACGTGGACATCGACACCACTCCACAAAACACACTTGATCCCATTAATGCCATTATCAATCCTTTGGCCACTGGCCCAAGACCCGAAGATTCTGTTTTGCAAGGAGTGAGATATCTGCTGACCGAAGACACAGGGTCATTGGACAATCCTTCGCCGGCCACAGATTGGACAGGTGCCAATGGTCGCGGCCTGGTAGCACAGGCCAATGACATCATTGAGTACTCAAACAACTACTGGCGTGTGGTATTCCGTGCCGCCACAGAAACCAACAACACTCAGTATGTGACCAACATCACCACAGGTATTCAGTATCGCTGGACCGGCGAAGCCTGGGTCAAGAGTTATCAAGGCGTGTATCCAGGAGGCACCTGGAGGATCGTACTGTGAAGGCCGTGGGAGTTTGGTTTCGTAGCAGTGCCACAGGACGGTATCTATATCTACTACGCAATGACACACGCCATCCTGGATCCTGGGGATTGCCTGGTGGCAAAGTAGAGTCTGGTGAAACGTTGTTAGGCGCTATGGAGCGTGAATGTATTGAAGAACTGGGCTCAATGCCCGAATATCAACGCTTGGTTCCACTAGAAAAATTCACATCATCAGATTCACAGTTTGAATACAATACCTGGGTGTGTGTTGTGGCTGATGAATTTGTGCCTGTGCTGAATGACGAACACATGGGTTATGCCTGGATTGATCGTGGCCAATGGCCCAGGCCCATGCATCCAGGCTTGTGGTCAACTGTGAACATAGAAGCTGTACAAAGCAAGATAGACACTGTGGAGCGGTATCTTGCTTTGAGTAGTTAAGCCTGGCTTTCCTGGAAACTCAACTGGATCTCGCCCACTGGGTTTGATGTAGTACTCAGTGCTGTGATCACCACTGCCAGCACTTCTGGTCCATTGGGATAGGTTCCTGTTCCAGGAATTGAGCTTTGTCCAATCTGTTTGATTTGTGTGAGGTCCAGTGTATTGATACCTGTTCCTTGAATTGGGATGGCAAACAATCGTTCACCACCAGTGATGTCTGCATCCACCGCAGCCACTGTCAATGCCAAGTCATTGGTAGGAGTGGTTCCACCTATCACGTTACCAAGAATTTTCAAGGTATCGCCCACAGCATATCCTGAACCAGGATTTTGCACTGAAATACTTGTGGTACTGGTTGAATAAGTTGTTTTCAGTGCCTGCAACTGCACAGTCAAGTTGGCACCTGTGCCTGAGCTGGATACCGCCACAGGAGTCAAATTGGCAAAAGTTCTAAGTCGACTTGAACTGACCATGGTACCTGAACGTTGAAAACCGCCCACGGTGTTCAACGGAGCAGCCTGTACACCACCTGAGGTTTCGTCTGCGTATCTAGGAGCAACCGCAAACTGTGTAAAACTGGGTTGGAAGCCACCACCAGCATTGTTCAACCCCGCCCACACAGTGTTGGCTGAGTCAATGTTGTTGGGATTTAAAATACCTGTAATCAGGTATCGTCCTGCACTGACATTCACTGTCAGCGTGTCCAAGGTCAACTGCGCACGATTGATCAGGTCACGTTGGCCTAGATCCCCAATGATACTATTTGAAACGCTGGGTGCCAAACGCATCAAGAACGCTACCTGGCTGCCACCAACTGTGGCTGGTAGACCATAGTTGCTTCTGTTATAGGCAAATGAGAAGCCCTCGTCACCGTTGAAGTCACCGTCCATGATAACCGCACTACCCCAGTGACTTACCAGCGGCACGCAAGTATTACTGATCAAAATAACACCTGAATTGTCTGCATGACTTGCGGCTGCACTGCTGGTATAACTACGACTTTGTCCCTCAGCCCACTGTGTGAATGTTGCGGCACGGGTGCAACCAGTCAAGTCGTTGCCTGACTTGCCTGAATACTTTATGACTTCACTGTCAATTATCACATACGCAGGATATGTCACTGACGCCGGTGGATAGTCTGTGGCATCTCGCAATGTGATTGTGGTTTGACTGTCATTGATGGCACCGTCAAGTGCGTTGACTGGGGTTTCATTGATGGCTTCATAACGTGCAGGCAAGTTACCTGAACGCATGTATGCTTCATTGCTGATGTTGTTGTTGGGACGTCTGTGTGCCCAGTTGAACTTGCCATCTTGTCCACGCAACATCCAAATAACTGTGCCAGCACCGTACCAGGAATATTCCAAGGCATACATCTGCATCTTGCTGGCATCAAGGTTGAATCCTGACGCACCAGTGCCGTCAAGTGGGTCAATGTTGAAGTCTTGTTGACGCACACGAATTTCATTACGCAAGGCCATTTTTACTCTGGTCTGATTGGTCACACCACGGAATGTGGGCACCACTGTCATTCTGTTGTTGTTGGTGATTGACGCTACACTATGTGTCATACCACGAATAACCACAACGTCGCCTACATTCAGTTGATCTTGGAAACGACAGTTGCCGTCACCTGTCACAAGGTTGGAGCCAACGCTGACGTTGACCAGACCTGCTGTTTGAAATGTACTGGTACGTTGTACTGCATTCACAGTGACACCATTGTTTTCCCAGAACAAGCCGTTTTGATCGTCAAACAAGCCTGCACGAATACTTGCACCTTGCCAGCCTGTAACGTTGATACGAGGTTGTTGTCCCAAGACAGGTGTAGCACTGCCCAGCGTATTTTGCGCTTGTACAACAAACGCAGTGTCGCTGGTTATGGTTGTGACCACATACCCAGTGTCATCGTAGCCTGATGTAGTAACACCACTCAATGTAACAGTAGCACCGGCATTGAGCCCGTGTTCAAGGTCTGTGGTGATTGTGATGTTGCTGTTGATAGCAGTACCATCTGACACCACTGCGGTCACGTCCAGGGTAGGAGCCAACACAGTACCTGTACTAAACAAAATGCCTTTACCAGATTGGTAGCGGAAGTATTTCTTTGTCACACGAGTCGCGGCTGCACCACGTGTGGGTGTGCCTGGTCCCATGAGCACCCCGCCATCAAACGGTCTTGATTGGAACACAGCATTGCTTCGTACATTGATCACGGCTGCCAAACTGCCGCTGACCGCAGCACCTGTTCTGGCTACGAACTGGAATGTGGTTGTGCTGGGAATGGCTATGATAATAAACGATCCTTCAGCGAAACTGGCATTGGTACCTGAAGTCATGTCCACAGTGATTGGGCATCCTGGGAACAGGCCATGTGCATACCGTGTGGTCACCGTGATGGTACTGGGATCAGCCCCATCGCTGGCCACACTCACAATGTCAAGGTCAGCACCAGTGTAAGGAAACGCTTGACGCACTGAAGTGTCAGTCGTGTTTAATGGATAGCCTGGTGCCACTGCAACTGATCGTCGTGGATAGTAAGCAAAGTTATTGGTCTCGCCCAAGAACACAATGTTGATACCTTCAGCATTGGTTGATGAAGTATTTTGTAAACTAACATACTCGTTGGCAGCCAATGGAGAATCTGTGACGTTGACTGTGACTGTGGGCACAGTGTTTGAACCACCATAGAATAGGCCGGTCATGCGGATTAGTGGTGATCCAATGCCTGCAGTTGTGAGTGCTGTGGTATTGAATTGTGTGCGGCTGATGGTTTGTGTGCCGTTGACTGCGGTACTAGCCGTGGTCATTTTTACCAGTTCCACGTTGCTACTCAACTTCTGAAACACTGAACCTGTCACAAAAGAGTTGGCTGCTGGAATGTTGTACCAGCCGCGATTGAGTTGTAAGGTTGTGCCATCTGTGACTTCTTGCACCTGTGCAACTTCAATTGTGCTGGCAACAAATATACCAGCACCAATGTTGATGTTGGCTGCACTGGGATTGGTACCATTGCTTTGACGTACCACAGTGAGTGCATTGGTTATCACTGAAGTCACTGCCATGACTTCGTAAACGTTGGCCGTTTCAGTTTGAGCAATAACATAAGTACCAGCGGTAATACCAGCACCGCCTGCTGATGCCACGTTGACTGTGGTAGTGGCGTTGCTGGTAATATTGGCCACTGCAACAGTGGTTCCACCTGAGGTGGGCAAACCAATCAACATGATGTTGTCTAGTGCAGTGAGACCAGTGGTTGATGCCACTGTGAATGTGCGCTCTGCTGAACTGTTGACGTTGGCAGTGAGGTGACTTGACACAAATGGAGTAACGTTGCCTTGTGTTTGACTGATCAACAGTGCATAATCATTGTTGATAAACGGTGGTGTGCCAGCGTCTGCAGTGTTGACTGACGTGTCAACGTTGCTGGTCAACAAGTTGGTACTGCTCAACAATGTGGCATATCCATTGGTATTGTAAGTCAAGTCAGACCCAACGTCTTCGTAGAATGACGGAATGTTGTTGATGGTACTGACGTTTTGCCATTTGGTATTTTGCAAACCGTATTCAAAGTCAGCGTCGATCAAACTTTCTGGATTGCTGGTTCTTGCACGACCAATTGCGTCAAGTCCAAACTCCCAGGGTTGTGTGCTGATGTTGCGATCTTCCACATAAATGGCCAATTTGTCATTGGCACTCAATGTTGATGTATCCAAATCCAAGTTCAGTGTGGTCACCCCTGCATAGGCGTTGGGCAAGCCAGCAATGGTACCTGTGCTAAAACTTACTGTGCCACCTTGTGTGGGTGCTCCAAAGTTGTAGATTGACGTGTTGGTTGTGGTATCGTATATGGCCAAAAAGTCCTCCAGGTTGATACGATCCTGGACTTGTACAGTGCCTAGACCTGCTGTGCCTGGTGTGAATACGTACTCGTATATTCTTTTTCTTGCCATTTTAGTTAAACTCCAAATATGATTTGATTTGCTGTCAACGTTGCTTGTGTGTTGACACTGAATCGGTCGTAATTAATTGTGCCCTGTGCAATTTTGCTGTTGGTCACAGTGGCATCGCTGGGTGTGCCTGTATATAGCGTGTCTCCAAACAGCAGGCCAAAGAACGGTGTCAATGCTGCCGGTGCTGTTGCGAAACTGATTTGTGATCCTGATATTGAAAAATTCACACCAGGATTCAGTACCACATTGTTAAGACTCACCATCATGGCAAATGCTGTGGGCGGATTGAATGGTACACCACTGATGTTGATATCAAACGTTTG